CTCGCCGTCGAGGAACGACGACAGCGCGGCGTCGGCGAACTGCTCGGCGACGAGCGACGCGAGCGAGCGCTCGAACTGGTCGGGCAGCGTGAGCCCGTTCGAGAGCGCGTAGGCTGCGATCGCGAGCGCGCCGTCGAAGTCGCCGGCGTCGATGCGCCAGACCATGACCGTCACGAGCACGTCGTCCTGCGGGCCGCGGCCGCCGCTCAACACGCCCGCCACGTAGTCGGCGTAGTCGGCAGCAGCTTGCGTTTCAGCTCGATCTTCCGCTCGATCGACTGAATGCCCTTGAGCGCGCGGCGGTCGGCCGCGAGCTTCGCGAGCATCAGCTCATAGGCGGTCGCGCCCTTCATCGTCGCGCCGGGCGACGCGGCGGCCGCCGCGCGCGCGGCCGAGACGCGATTGAAGTGTGCGCGGGCGGGCGTGTTGATCGTCATGCCGCCGCCAGTTCGATGTTTTCGGCGACGCAGCCGCAACCGAAGTCTTCGACCACGTAGGCGTCGTTCGACGATTCGTAGTTCTCGATGCGGTCGCGTTCCGGCACTTCCTTCAGCGTGCGCCGGCGCGCGCCTTCCTGGTAGTAGATCGACAGATTCGACAGCTTCGTGACCATCAGCGCGCGCTTCGGGAAGAACGGCACGCGCACGGCCGGCAGATTGCCGATGCGCTTCTGGCTCACGATCAGATCGGCCGCGAGCCGCTCGGTCGGCGCCTGCGTCGCGTTGACGATCGGGAAATACTTGTCGTGCAGCAGCTCGCGGCCGCAGATCACGACGAGGCCCGTGTCTTCCTGGAACCACGGGTCGATCATCGACGACACGATATCCATCACGAGCGCGTCGAGGTTCTCGTAATCGCCCGCCTTGCCGACGAGCACCTTGCCGGCCTGCTTCGCGCCTTCGTGCAGCACGCGCTGTGCCGCGCGCTCGCGGTACTGTTGCAGCCAACCGATGTTCACGTCCTGCAACAGCGGGTTCGCCTGGCGGTCGGTCGTCGCGGCCGCCTTCACGCCGTTCCAGCCGATCATGATGCGATCGAGCGCCCCCTGGTTGAGGATCACGTCGCGGATGCGCTGCTGGAAGTCGGCGAACTTCGCCCACATGTCGAGCTTGCGATACGGAATCGCCGTGTCGTAGTCGGTCTTCTCGCAGCGGTAGCGGTTGCTGTCGAGCGCCGTCGGGTCGATCGGTTGGCGTGCGGCCTTCGTCGTGTCGGTGCGGCTCGCGATCGGGCCGGACACGGACAGGCCGAGCTTTTCGCCTTCGAGCTCGGTCACGGGTAGCACGTTGATGCGCTTGAGAAACTCGCTCGATTCCTGCATCTTCGTTTCGAGCCGCTGTTGCACGGTCGGCTCGACCGCGAATTTCTTCGACACGTCGCCCGTGTCGTTCAGCTTGGCGATTTGCGCGGCGTACTTTTCATATGCCTGGCGCGTTTCCTTCCTCATTGGGAAATTCTCCTGTGTGGTGTGCGGGATGGGTCAGCAATCGGTCACGAGCTCGCCCGTCGAGCCGGTCGACGGCGGGCGCTGCGGCGCGCCGTTGTCGGTGTTCGACAGCTTCTCGGTCAGCGCTTCGACGGCGGCGAACGCTTCATCGGCGCGCTTCTTCGCGTCGGCCGCGGCGCCCGTCGCGCTCGTGACAGCCGTGCTCAGCGTCGCGACTTCGCGGCCCGTGTGGTGCGCATGGATGGCGACCCGCTCGAGCGCTTCGCGCACGTCGGCGAAGCGCTCGTCGTCGTTCTCGCGATTGCGGGCGAACAGGCCCTTCACCCATTCCTTGAGGCCGGCCGTTTCGGTCGCGCCTTCGAATTCGATCGCCGTCTCGCACGCCGGCGAATAGAGGTTGTTCGAGCGCTTCGCGGCGAATTGCAGCGCTTCGGTGCCGAGGCTCGCCGGATCGTCGGTCGCGGCAAGCCCGACGAGATACGCCTCGCCGATGTCGGCGAAGTCGGGGTTGATCTCGATCGACGTGAAGAGCTTCTGGCGCTTCTTCGACAGCGCGACGAGCTCGTCGGTCGGATCGATCTGCGCATACAGTGCCATCTTCCCTTTCAGCGGGCCGTCTTCGATTTCGGCCGCCTTCAGCGCGATCACATCGCCATACGCGCCGAACGGGTTGTTCGCCGACAGCGGCGCCCAGCCCTTGATGTGCTCGACGTTCACGCGTGCGCCGTACAGCTTCGGGTCGTAGTGCTTCGCCATCTGCGTGAGCCATTCACGCTTGATCTCGCGACCGTCGACGGTCGCGCCTTCCACTGCGACGCGGAAGAATTTCGTTTTGCTTGCCATAGAGAGGGTCGAACATGGTTGAGTGAGCGTGGTTCTCATGTTCGGCGTTCACGCGCCACGGCTCAATCCGCGGCGTTTGTGGCTCACGCGGGTACAGCGCGCTGCGCGTGCTCGCGCGCACGCGGCGGCCTACGCTTGGCCGCATGCTCGAAACTACGGACCCTCATCAGCTCGAAAACGACGTGCGCAAGGTCGCGCGCACGCTCTATTGGCAAGGCTGGCGCATCGCGTCGATCGCCCGCCATCTCGACATCAAGCCCGCGACCGTCGCGTCGTGGTGCCGCCGCGAAAAGTGGAAGGACGCAACGCCCGTCGAGCGCATCGAGGCATCGCTCGAAGTGCGCATGATGGTGTTGATCGCGAAGGAGAAGAAGGACGGCGCGGACTACAAGGAAATCGACCTGCTCGGCCGCCAAGTCGAGCGGCTCGCGCGCGTGCGCAAGTACGACGAGACGGGGAAGGAATCGGACCTGAACCCGAAGATTGCGTCGCGCAACGCTGGCCCGAAACGCCGTGCGCCGCGCAACGAAATCAGCGACGAACAGCACCAGCGCATCATCGAAGCGTTCCGCGATTCGCTGTTCGACTATCAGAAAGTCTGGTATCGGAACGGCGATCAGCGCACGCGCAACATCCTGAAATCGCGGCAGATCGGTGCGACGTGGTACTTCGCGCGCGAGGCGCTCGTCGACGCGCTCGACACCGACCGCAATCAAATCTTCCTGTCGGCGAGCAAGGCTCAGGCGCACGTCTTCAAGCAGTACATCACGCAGTTCGCGCGCGCGGCGGCCGACATCGAACTCACGGGCGATCCGATCATCTTGCCGAGCGGCGCGACGCTGTACTTCCTGGGGACGAACGCGCGCACCGCGCAGTCGTACCACGGCAACTTCTACTTCGACGAATACTTTTGGGTTCCGAAGTTCCGCGAGCTGAACAAGGTCGCCTCCGGCATGGCGATGCACAAGCGCTGGCGCAAGACGTACTTCAGCACGCCGTCCAGCGTCACGCACGAGGCGTACGCGTTCTGGAGCGGCGCGCACGCGAACCGCGGCCGCGCCGCGGGCGAGCGCATCCAGATCGACACGGGCCACGAGGCGCTCGTGCGCGGCATGTTGTGCGAGGACGCGCAGTGGCGGCAGATCGTGACCGTGCTCGATGCGATGGCGGGCGGCTGCAACCTGTTCGACATCGACGAGCTGCGCCGCGAATACAGCGCCGAGGAATTCGCGAACCTGCTGATGTGCCACTTCATCGACGATTCGCTGTCGGTGTTCAAGCTGTCGGACCTGCAACGCTGCATGGTCGACTCGTGGGAGGAATGGGCGGACGACTTCTCGCCGCTGCTGCTGCGGCCGTTCGGTCATCGCGAGGTGTGGGTCGGCTACGATCCGGCGCTCACGGGCGACTCGGCGGGGCTCGTCGTCGTGGCGCCGCCGCGCGTCGACGACGGCGCCTTCCGCGTGCTCGAACGTCACCAGTTCCGCGGCAACGATTTCGAGGAGCAAGCCGCGGCGATCGAGGCGATCACGCAGCGCTACAACGTCGGCTACATCTCGATCGACACCACGGGCATGGGGCAAGGCGTCTACCAGCTCGTGCGCAAGTTCTTCCCGGCCGCCGTCGCGCTGAACTACTCGCCCGAGGTGAAAACCCGTCTCGTGCTCAAGGGCCAATCCGTCGTCCGGAACGGCCGCCTGCAATTCGACGCGGGCTGGACCGACCTGGCGGCGGCGTTCATGGCGATCAAACAGACGATGACGGCGAGCGGCCGTCAGGCGACCTACACCGCCGGCCGCACCGACGAGACGGGCCACGCCGACCTGGCGTGGGCGTGCCTGCACGCGATCGACCGCGAGCCGCTCGCCGGCGGCGGCATTCATTCATCTTCATTCACGGAGTTTTACGCATGAGCAAGCGCCGATCGCGCGCGCCGCGCACGTTCGCGGCCGCGCCCAATCCGAGCGCCGGCAGCGCCGCGCCGGCGCGTGCCGAGGTCTTCACGTTCGACGATCCGACGCCCGTCATGAACCGGGCCGAGATTCTCGATTACGTCGAGTGCTGGTCGAACGGCGAATGGTTCGAGCCGCCGGTCAGCTTCGCCGGCTTGGCGAAATCGTTTCGCGCGAGCACGCACCATAGCTCGGCGCTGTTCTTCAAGGCGAACGTGCTGGCGTCGACGTTCCGCCCGCACCGCTGGCTGTCGCGGCACGCGTTCGAGCGGTGGGCGCTCGATTTCCTGACGTTCGGCAACGGCTATCTGGAACGCCGCCGCAACATGGTCGGCGGCACGCTGCGGCTCGAGCCCGCGCTCGCGAAGTACGTTCGGCGCAAGGCCGATTTCAGCGGCTTCGTGTACGTGAACGGCTGGCAGGACCGGCACGAGTTCGCGCCCGACAGCGTGTTCCAGCTCGTGCGGCCGGACATCAATCAGGAAGTCTATGGCTTGCCCGAGTATCTGAGCTCGCTGCACTCGGCGTGGCTGAACGAATCGTCGACGCTGTTCCGGCGCAAGTATTACGAGAACGGCAGCCACGCCGGCTTCATCCTGTACATGACCGACGCCGCGCAGAAACAAGACGACGTGGACAACATGCGCGACGCGCTGAAGAACGCGAAGGGGCCGGGCAACTTCCGCAACGTGTTCATGTACGCGCCGGGCGGGAAGAAGGACGGCATCCAGCTCATTCCCGTGTCCGAGGTCGCCGCGAAGGACGAGTTCTTCAACATCAAGAACGTGACGCGCGATGACCTGCTCGCCGCGCACCGCGTGCCGCCGCAGTTGCTCGGCATCGTGCCGAGCAATTCGGGCGGGTTCGGCACGCCGGATACCGCTGCACGCGTGTTCGGGCGCAACGAAATCAGGCCGCTACAGGCACGCTTCGCCGAGCTGAACGACTGGCTCGGCGAGGAGGTCGTGAGGTTCGACGATTACGAGATTCCGCCGGCGCCGGTCGCGGCGTAGCGCGGCAGGCCAGTGCAACGCCGCGCATCCGGCTGTCGATGGCGTTACGCGTGCGCAGCCGTGCGAACGCGCGAGCGTGCACGCGTTGTTGCCGGCGCGGGCACCGGCGCAGGTTCGGCCGGCGCAACGGTCAGGTGCAGCCCCAACGCGCCCACGACTTTCATGATCGTTGCGAATTCCGCGTTCCCACCTTCCGACAGCGCGCGATAGAGCGCTTCACGCTTCACGCCGGACTCGCGCGCGAGCGCTGTCATGCCGCGCGCTTTCGCGACGTTCCCGAGCGCGGCTTGAATCAGCCGCGGGTTTCCATCCTCGAACGCTTGCGCCAGGTAGTGACGAATCGTTTCCTCGTCCTTCAGGTACTTCGAGCCGTCGAACTCGGCCAGTTCGCTGATTTTCATACTCAATCCTCCAGTTCGCCAGCGATTTGCTTCGCTAGCTTGATGTCCTTCTTCTGCGTCGACTTGTCCCCGCCGCACAACACCACGACGATAATTTTTCCGCGCCGCACGAAATAGGCCCGATATCCCGGCCCCACATCAATCTTCATTTCGTTGACGCCGTCGCCGACTGCGCGCCACTGGCCGAGATTGCCAAGCTTCGCCCGCTCGATGCGCAGGTTGATTGCCGCGCTACCGACCGGATCGCGAAGCCCGTCAAGCCATTTGTCAAACTGGGGGGTCGTCAGAACTTTGAACATGCGAGAATTGTAACCCATAAGGGACAATTCTGCTACGGCTGTCTCGCATCGGCTCGCTAACTCCACGCGCCGATGGCTGCGGCGGATCGCGTATCCACCGCGGCCGCCGGCGGTGCATCAGTGCCGCGCCGTTTTGGGCGAACTCGAACCGCGCGGCGAGGACACGCCGTGTGAGTGTGCCGGCCGTCGCCATGTCGCCCTTGCCGCCCGGCCCTGTCGGCAAAATGATATGTCCCTTTTAATGGACGCGAATAGCGGGCCTACAACGGCTTGAGGTCGAGAGGTCGCCCAACATGTCGAACGAGCGCAACGGGCAGCGCCGTGAGGCCGAGAAGCAGCCGTACGGCGATATATGAGGGCCAGGGCCGCCCACGCGCCGGCGGTCGCCGCGGCGGCCTTTGCGCGGTCCCCCTCCTCGCCCGCGGTCTTTCTTGATGGGGCAGTTTTCATGCATCCGTCGCCCGCCGCGCGACCGCCTACTGGCACGGGCTTCCGGCGATTTCGCTTCGTGGCAAATTCGTGCGCTTTGATGCGCAACAGTGCATATATCGACAACGCAGTTCGATAAATGGAAATCCGGGATTTGGCCGAACCTCTACCCGACACGAGAATTGGCCATACCTACCTTTTTTAGAACTGTTTAGTCAATTCGACGCCCCCATAAATCGAATGTGGCTGTCCCTTCGTCTTGTTCACTCCGGCAAAGCCGCCGATCGTGAAGCCTCCTCCAAGAGAAAGTCCCGTCAGAACCACCCCTCCTTGCGTTGCATGGTAGTCGGGATCTCCATGCCGAATCACTTCGGCGCCGGCCCAAGCAACATTGAATACGCGATGCAGAAATCGCAGCCGCCCCCAGTATGCGGCGGGCCCGAATGTATAGTTGGCGATGCCATGCAATGCCCAATTAAGCCCGAATTGATGCTGAGCTTGAAGACCGATAACGAAGCCGAATTGGCTACCATCCGCGCGCGCATTAGCGCCTGGCGGACTTACCCGGTTGTGGCGATAGCGCCCCCCTGTCGATAGCTCAGCCCAACCGCCCTGCCATGCGGCTTGCGCGCCAAATGCGAACTCGACGCTCTGTCCGCGCACATGCACGGTGTCGCCGTTGGCACCATATCGGTAGTAGTAGTCGCCGACCGCGAGTCGATCAACCAGATAGCGGCTCGATAAGAATGGCGTAACGCCGCCGAGATACTCATAGCGTTCGCCCTGCTCTCCTATCGATACCCCACCGAATATCAACGGTTCGCCTGCGGCGGCAGTATGACTAAAGACGGCGAAGACCGCGATGAACAGAGGCCAACGCAAGATCTTCATTTTCTTCGACACGTCGGTGGGCATGGTTCGCGTGGTTCGCATAGTCGGTCAAGGCGCCACTTGTCGCGACGCCGTAGAAGTACAGCGGGCCCGTCGGAGTTTCAATTTCTCGTTGTTTTTCCAATGTGATCCACTCCGCACAGTCGGCGCCGGAAATATACTGCGTCAACATTGCGCGTCTACCGGCCGCGCATTCTAAGTTGCTAACGATCAATCGTACCTCCCATGGGTCGTCGTCGACGCTGGCGATCGCGACAGGAGTTCGATTCAGTTGCGGGCCTTGATCTAGCAACGCGACGTGCCAACGAAACCGTTCGTCGAATAACGCGACACGATCTTTGCTTCCCCCCGTGATGCGAGAGAACCAAGTCGGCGGCGGGATGTCGCCCGAGCTCCAGTCGAATTGCAGGCTGCTGCCGAACAAGAAGGACTCGAGCAGATGGACTGCTTCCGCCGGTGCCCAGTCGAACCGCAAACCGATCCTGTATTCAGCATCGAGCGCCATCGGAATGGCGTCGACAGACGTGACCGTCGCATCGGTCTGAATGACTAGGTTCGGCAAATAAAGATGAATGTTCACGGAGGTGCCGACGGAAGGCTTCGACTCCACGATCCCGGAATAGAGCAGCCCGCGCGCCGACAAATTCTCCGTCAAACCCAGTGAGCCGGAATCCGAGAACGCTACGTACGTCGGGATGCGTAAGGGAAACCGGTATTCTGCGCGACGATTGCGCGCGCGCCGCAAGCTAAAGCGCATGATGGCAAGCGCCGTCACGATGTTGTTGAGCGACCACAGCGAATTGGCAATGTCGACGCCCGCCTCTAGCGTGCCGTTCTCAGTTCGATAAAAGCCTATCGGTAAGCCGATTATCGTGAAAAGTGCGATTGTCACCGTTGGAACGAGCCACAGCCATGCGCGACCTGCTACCGATAACTCCTTGCTAGTCACGGAAAATCCGACCTTTCGGCGAAAAAATCCAATCGATGTGGCAACGAACGTGAAGCATCGAGCCATCCCGTACTGCTCATTCAGAAACAATGCTCCGTAGCCGCGCGCAAGCTTCACATACACTGCAAGAGAAAGAGCGTAGTAGATCAGGAAGTAGCTGAGGAACTCGCGCATCGTCGCGGTAATCGGCAGGATACCGAAGAAAAACACGGCGGGCGATGACAGATAAAAAATCATCTTTTGCCAGCCCTCAAAGTAGACGAGAATCGACGCGAAGTAATTGAGACGCTGCGCTAGTGTAAGCCCCGGCCCTGTGAGGATGTGCTCACGGCGGAATACCTGCATTGCCCCCATACCCCAGCGTAACCGCTGGGACAGGTAGGCATCGATGCTGTGAGGCGCCAGACCGAACGCGAGCGACTCTGGTTGATAGACTGATTTGTAGCCTTTCTGATGCAGTCTGAGCGACGTGTGGATGTCTTCGGTAACGGTGTCAACCGCGAATCCACCAACTGCCTCGACCGCACTGCGCCGCAGCACTGCACAGCTTCCGCAGAAAAATGCGGCATTCCACGAGTCCTTGCCTCGCTGAATCACCTTGAAGAACAGTGATTGCTCGCTCCATAACCAGCGGCCAGAAGCGCGATGGTTAAAGGAATCGGTATTGTAGAAGTCCTGCGGCGTCTGGACGAATGCAACGGTCGGATCCTCAAAATAGCCGAGCGTTTTCTTGAGAAAGTCCTTTCGCGGCGCGTGATCGGCATCGAAGATCGCGACAAATTCGCCGTCGCTGTGAGATAGCGCATGATTTAGATTACCAGCCTTTGCGTGAACGTTCTTGGCACGCGCAAGGTATTCGCAGCCGAGTTCCCGCGCAAGATCGCGCATCTTATCGCGATTCCCGTCATCGAGAAGCCATGTCTTATGTGGATAATCGATGCGCAACACTGCGAGCAGCGTCTGACGCACGAGATCCACCGATTCGTTATAGGTCGGCACAAACACGTCGACAGTAAGCCCAACGGGTGGTTCGGGTACGGTACGAACCGTCTGCCAGTACGTCATCAGCAGGTACAACAGTCCGCTAACGAAGCCAAACAATTCCGCGCAGTAAAGCGGTACCGAGAACAACGGCACTTGCCAGTTAATCACGGTGACGCGCCAGCCCAGATACCACGCTCCCCAGACCATGTACGCCACGGCTAGCGCACCGACGTATAGTGGGGGACGCTTGATTGGGATGCCTGCCATGAGTCTCCTCGATCGAGCCGGATCACTGTGGCGATCCGAATGCCGTTCACTGTTGCGACGAGCTACTTGCATAAACGAATCATGCAATTTTCGATCGCGGATTCCACCACCTACGATATGACGACGCGATTGCGTCCCTCGTTCTTCGCGCGATAGAGAAGCTTGTCCGCAGCATTAATGATGTCGTCGAGAGTATCGCCGTCGCGTCCGTATTGCGACACGCCGATGCTCACGGTTACGCCAATGCGCTTCCCACCGATGCCGAATGACGCATTCGCAATCGCGGCACGTACACGCTCGGCGATTTCACTCGCCGCGTCAGCAAACATACGCGGCAGCAGCACCATGAATTCCTCGCCGCCGACGCGCGCGATGTGGTCGCACGGACGGATCGCTGCAACGCACCGTCGTACAAAATTGCGCAGCACAACGTCGCCGATCTGATGACCGTAGTTGTCGTTGATCGTCTTGAAGTTGTCGAGATCGAGCGCGAGCAGCGAGAACGCAGTGCCGTCGCACTTCGCACGCGCGATCTCCGATTGCATCTGCTCGATGAACTTGCGCCGGTTCGACGCGCCCGTCAGCGGATCGGTGCTCGCGAGATACTCAAGTTTCTGATTGGTATGCTGAAGTTCCTTTAGGGCAACGTCGGTGCGTGCCATCGCTTCGTCGAGCCGCGCCATCAGATGCTGCTGACTGTAGACGGTCGCGAACGATCGGGTCGTCATCAGCGCCTGCACGACGCCGAAGCTCAGCATGAAGAAGCCGCCCGCGAAGACCGCGTGCGCGAGCCACCACGTGTGATTCCATGGCTTGCCGAGAATGAACGCGATCGACGATAGCGCGAACGACGTCACCGAGATGCCGTAGACGAGCATCAGCGGCGTGCGGATACGCCGCACGAGCAGCAGCGCGACGTTGACGAGCGACACGATCATCGCGCCGCCTTCCATCGATACGCGCGTCCACAGATGGCCGGCGATCGGCGAATACGCGATCGCGGCCACGGCGAAGCACACGACGACGTAGCCGGCGATCCACGGCAGCCACATCGACAGATGCGTGCGGCGCTCCGGTGGATCGGCGTCGCGGAAGTACGACAGTTGCCCGACGAGCAGCAGGATCGACATCACGAGGCGCGATGCGGGCCCGTACAGCAGGAACAGCCAGATGTTCCGGTGCGCCATGCCGGTGAACGCGCCGTGCAGCGAATAGATCAGCGCGAAGCCGAGGAAGCCGAGCGTGAGCCAGCGCAGCAGCGGCTCGCCCGACGCCAGATAGCAGCGCCATGTGACGTAGGTGACGAACAGCCCCTCGAGCGTCGCGGCGGCGATCGCCAGTTCGTGGAATTGATGGTTCTCGAAGACGAGCCGCGGATCGATGAAGAACCGCACGTAAGCGATCAGGAACGCCGGCACGAGCGCGAAGCCGATCAGCAGGCATGCGGTGTAGAGCCGGGCGATCGTGTCGACCATACGCGGCGATTCATGGGCTGTGAAGACGGTGCTCACGGTGGCCTCCGCAACGCTGTTCCTGGATTGAAGTGGGGAATCAACGTGCAACGGTACAGCTAACCACCACCACGTCATATCTCAGCGCTTTCATTTCGCGACAATCGTCCATTGTCCTTCTGGAGTATAGGCGTCGAATCTCATTTGACAATACTCCCGAACCGGTTTCATGCGTTCAAAACGAGTACTCGACGCGGTCGATTATTCAGCTTTTCGAATCAGCAGCGAGTGCGAAAATTGATGACGAAATGGTCGCTGACAAGTAGAAACTCCATGCGACCAACCCGTGCGACTCATGGCAACCAAAGGACGGTCACATGCGGCGTCCGGAAGCGTCCTCAGGCTTTAACTTAGGTTAAGAGCCGCATTTGTTCGCCCGGCTTCGCCCGTCGTTCGACGGCGGTAGAAGGTGTCATTTCAAGCCGTGCACGATATGTGTGTCCACATACAACATCGTCACACTGGTAATCGATCTCCCACGCCAGCGCGGACTTCTGTTCCAGCACGCGGGCGATGCCGCGCGCGCCGCAGTGAGGGCAAGCAATCGTGAATCTCACTTCGCCGCCTCCATCAGCCGGAGCGTCGTGCGCGAATCGACAAAGCCGCGCAGTCGATCCGATGGCCGCACATCGAGCGCGACGTCGGGCCGCGGCCGCGCCGGGGGCGACAGCGAAAACAGGATTTCGAGACCGGCCGGCGTTCGAAAGCCGCAGTCGTCGCACACGAAGTAGAGGCGGCGCAGCGTCGCCGACATCGCTTCCGTATGGCGTGCCTCGATTTCGCCTCCGCAGCACGGGCATTCGATCGTCATATGCGTCATAGGGTGTTCCTCACTCTACAGGTTCCGATGACCCCGTTTCGCGCCGTTCCCTACCCCGTGGGCACCGATTCGTACAGCTTCCGCGGGTATCTCGGCCACCCCTGGCCGATCGTCCCGCGTACAGTTATTGACACGAGTCCAAGGGCGGGCGGCTCCGCCGCCGCGCCGAACGACCCGCCACTCGTGCCGCGTCGACGGGACGAAAATCTTCGTCTCGCGCGAGTACGGGCAGAGCCCATCGACGATGTGCGCAACGCCGAGCGCCTCGACGCCGTGCGGCACTCGCACCGGGCCGATGCCGTACCGCCCTTCGCGCTGCTCGATCGTGTACCGGACATAGACCATGCGCGTCTCGCCCGCGATGCCGCCCATTGCACGCGAGTACGCCGCCCAATCTGCCGGCCGCTCGTCTGTCTTTTGCGCGGCCGCCCATGCAGCGCGGATTTGCGGAGACTCTGCCTCGCTCGGTAGGTCCTCTTCCTTCACGCGGCGCAGCTCGCGCCATACGCCGACCGGCGCCCCGCCGAACTGCTGAAACTGGCGAATGCCCCACAGCGCCGCCCACGCCTCAACGCGCTGCGATGGCGTGATTTCGTCGCCGTCCCACATATCCGCCTGAATGACGTAGCCATCGTTCGTCTTGTGCTCGCCGACCGCGTAGCCGTCGATGTTCTTCGAGATGTACTTCGCGACGTAGCCGACAGCCGACCCTTTCGCCTTGTCGATCACTTCAAACCGAACGCGATGGAGCTGCGCGCCCGGCTCGTCGCCGGAATCCCGCAGCCCGTGTTTGCGCATCACCGCACAAAACCGCTCCACCTTGTCGCTAAACACGAGCCCATGCCAATGCGGGCAGCCGTCGTGGTGGGGCTCCGCAACGCGCATGCCGAAAAACACGATGCCTTCGCGCTTCAGCTCTGCGCGGATGCGCTGCCACACCTTGCGCAGATAGGCTTGCGCTTCCCGCGGCGACGCATCGGCGTACACCGGGTTCGGTTCGACTACGCCCCCTGTCGTTCGGACGCAATGAAATCGGCTCGGGCAAGTCAGCGTGAACATGACACCGCGCAGCTTCGCGTCGTCGGCGAGTTCTTCCAGGCCGCGCAGACGCGTGAACAGCTCGCCGCGCTTCAGTGCCTTGTTCGAAATGCCCTTGGCCGCCAGTTCGGCAAGCGTGAATTGCTGACCATTCTCGTTCTCGACTGTCACGGATTTGAGCGTCCGGTCGTTGCGGCGATTCTGCGCGACACGGCGCCGCACCGCGTCGTCGCTGGCGTATGGCTCGGCTTTGCGATGAACGTAATGCAACCGGATGTTGCTATGTTCCAGCGCGCGGATGTGCTTCTTGCGCAATTGTCGCCGCCACCACAACTCGCAGCGCACGCGTGCGACGCGTTCGGCCGGATGTTCGAAATTGGGTAGGTCGACGCCATACATCGCGCACGCATTCTCCGCGACAATGTGCGCGTCGAGTATCGACAGCCCGTGCGACCGCAGCGAGACATCGTTTGCGATTCGACGGGCTTTCAGACAGATTTCGAAATCGTTGGCGTCCGGCCGGACAGGGAAACTGTCGGGGGCGTGCTCGTCGAGAAACTCGCGAATTGCACGCGCAGCTTCCGACACGTCGAACATACGATCCGCGACCTGCTGGTCGGGCCGTGCAAACTTCACGGCGCTCGCATGGCCGGCCGCTTCCGCGTGGCTCAGCGCGCGCCGATACCAACGCGCCGGCAGGCGCTTCGCGGCTGCCTTCGCTTCGGGGATTCCGGGCAGGAAATCCGCTACGTCGTACGCGTAGATCCACATTATCGAGCCCTCGCCGCTGCCGTCACGAGCTGTTCGACGAGCTCGATTCGTTCACCGATCCAACGCATCACGGACACCGCCATGCTGTTGCCGCGCGCCTTGTAGCGCGGGCCGTCTTCCACGTGCGCTGTCCACGAACCGTCCAGATTGGGCGCAAAGAGGTCCGGATATTTTCGGCACCGTTTGACGCTCGGCCGCGCCCGCATTACACGCGTGCCTCTGCCGGTGCGTCGGCCTGCGCCTTCCGTGCGCCAAAGGTCGGCATACCTTCCTGCGCATCCTGCGCGCAGGCACACGGACTTGCTCCGCTGTCGGCCTCGATCACCCCTTCGCCATCGCAATGCGGGCATTCCGCCGCATGGGCCGGTGCGTCGGCCGGCGCAATGATCGCGCCGCAACTCTGCAACGCGCCCGCGACGGCCTCCCGAATGCCGGGCGCATCGTTCGCGAGCCGGGCTACTTCGTCCGTGAATTCCTCGGTCAATCCATCGTAGGGGATCAGGGTCACATCGGCCGGTGCGTCGGCCAGCGCGGGTTGCGGGGCGGCGAGCTTGCGAATTTCTGCTGCATAGTCAATCACAGTGCCGAGGCTGGCACTATCGATGTATTTCTCAGCTGCTTCGATTCCCGTGCAGCGGCCAACCGTCAGCAGTGCCTGTGCCTCGTCCGCAGCGGGCGATGCTGCCGCGCGGGCTGCGGAGAGCGCCGCGGTAGACGCTCCGAGATAGACGGCCTGGACAGGGTACGATTTGGGGCGATCGGCATCGAGCGATGTGACGGCACTCGCCCACAGAGGGCCATTGCGAAGGTGAATCGGCACATAGGCATCCGGCTTGCGCATCTCCGCCGACGCATCACCCTGAGATGCACGACCGAGCGCAGCGTCGGCCATGTCGAGGACTTGCGCAACGGTCTTCGTCACCGAGCCGATGCTCACCTTGTCGCTTTCTTTTGCCCCCTTCCAGCGGCCCGAGACGATCTCTTGAAGTGTTCCGGCCGCCCATTGGAGCGCCGCCCGTTCGTCGGCCGACCCGGACCAAGCGCCAGTTCCGCCGCACTCGGTACAATCGGGTCCGCTATGCGCTTGGCATTCGATAGTGCTGTGCTCTTCGGCCGGCGCTGCTGCCGCCATAGCGGGGGAGCGAGAGAGGCTGACGCCCCAAACGTCAATGCCGCCGATCTCGAACGTGACATTCCAGTGGTCGCCATCCCAATCGCTGAGCATCGACGCGTACTCAGCACGCATCGCGTCGTCGGGGCACGGGCCGCCATAGATCATGCTGAGAACAGCATCTAGTACGTCTGCGCGACGTGCGACGATCTTCGCTTCGGGAATGTCGGACTCGCCGTGACCGATGACGATGAATCGCTCACTCGCCCCTTCCGCACCTGTCTCATTGGCAGAGGCCGGCGCTGCTGCAGGCTGCTCGACAGGGGATGCGGCGAGAAAATACATACGCTTTCGCAGTTCGTATGCCTGGTCAGTGATTCTCGTTGCCAGCTTCTTATCGGCATGTCCGTATGAGAGCAGCCCAGCAGCCGTTACAACATCAGTCAGAAACTGCGCGATTTCCGTCAGCGCATCAGCGCGGCTCTGTTGTTGGTCGTTCATGGTGGTGTCCTCAGGTAGTCAGTGATTGAACGAGCTCGATTCGCGAACCATGCTGGCCGTCAACCGAGTGGATGCCATGCCATCGACGCCGCTTCGATGCCCGAACAAACAGATCCGAAAATCACTCTTCTTTCCTGCAAGCGCCGTCACGCGATCCGCAGCTCGCGACCGTCTTCGCCCACGACGAACAGATTCACATCGCGGAGCCTGTAGTAGTTCTGATTTCCATGCACCGTGTATTCCCATTCCCCTTGGTGTTCGATATGTACCGGGAATCGTGCACCGGGCCGCGTCTGGCCGTAGTACTTGCTTGATTTTTTAATCTTCGCGTAAATCTGTTGGCTCATCAGATTCTCCATTCGTCGTTGTCGCGTGGCAGTCGCCCGACTCCAACGCTAAATTCGGATTCCCGTAAAAAAACGGGGCGCTCTCCAAGCCGCCCCGCCCAAAACTCGCCGTGCTATCCGAGGGCCAGAAAGTTGCACGGCGAATGACCACACGTCGGCCCGACTACCGCGCACTACGCGCATGAAACCGGGCGAATCTCCTGCTGTGCCGGCTTTTCCGGCTCACCATGTACACCGCACCACGCAATGACCGCGACGAGCGAAATCAACCAAATCGCCCAGAGCGGCAGCGCCTTCTCCTTCCTTTTCATCTGCTCTCCTATCGCAGAATCAACCGACGCCGCGCAAGCTTCGCGAGCAGTGGTCGCAACTCCTTCATCGCGTGAGCCGCCGCTTGATCGCCACGCGCCGTACGCGGTGGGGTGTACACAACAAAAGTCGGCACGCAAACGCCCGCGCCTATCCCAAGTTCCGCGAGGTCTTCGAACAGCGCTTCTCGCCGTTCAGCGACCCCGCGCTCATTCGATTGCTCCATGCCCTACCACCGATGCGAAGCAAGCTGTAACGCTTCATCGCGCGTCATCATGACCGTCGTGTCGCTCGCGTCCGGCTGCTCGCACCAGTGATATTCCCGGCAACCCGACGGCGTTTTCACGATGAAGTAGCCGCCGCGCATATACCGCTCAAAGAAAGGGCCGACTTCGACCACCCCCGGCGCAACGACGCGCGGCTGTGCTTGCGCGATATCGAAATCAGTCACGCGAGCCTCACAATCGAATGCGCCCGCCCGATGCGCTTCAACGTCACGCGTGGTCGATCGACATCAGCCGCATCGCTCGCGCGACGGCGTGCCATCTGCTCCGCGTTGCTCGCGCGGATCACTCGCCGAATCGCAGTCGCTTCCGCCTCTTGTTGATTAGGAATGCTATAGACAATAGCCATTTCATCATCCCTCGATTGAATTCATTTGTGTCAGGAGCTGGCGTCCGCCGTCGCGCGGCTCGCCTTCAGGTGCGCGATATACTCACGGACTTTCGACAACCATTCAGCGGAAGCAGGCACACCATCGAATCCGCCTTTCGAAATCCACTTCAGGAAATAGGACAGTTCTTCGATCGGATCGCGCCGGTTCGTTCCACCAAATCGCCTATGAAAAAGCTTGATCGCGCAGGGGCTTGGGACCCGATCACTACCACTATCGACGCGCAGTTCGAGCCACCCATATTCGATGCAGAACTGGTTGAATGTCTCGGCATCGCTCATGCGGACACACCGCGCGAATTCCGCAGATGTGCACCGCGTTTCGTGATTGGCGTCAGAAATGAGGCAGGCGCGATTTACCGCCGCATTGGCGCATACACCATTCACGATGCTCGCGACGTTCGAAACTGGTTCCTCGACAACGGCTTTACCGACGAAATCGGCATGGCGCACATTGCCGTGGAAGACTGCGATCACGTCTTTCGTCGTCATGCCTGACCGCCTTCCGTCGCTTGGTCGATATGCTCGATCGCGCGATTTGGATCTGACGTGCGCCAATCCGGCCACACGCGGCCTTCGTTCTCTGCCAGCTTCGCCGAAATCGCGGCCGTGATCTGCTCGGGCGTCGCATCGGTACGCCATGCACCATCGAGCCCAAGCAGAATCACATCGACCCATTCACGCAGATCGTCCGGCGCAGCCTCGACTTCGGTCAACTCTTTGCGGATGTGATCGCACACGCGAGCCGTAAGACGGCCCGGGCCGAAGGTACGAGCGGAAAATGCACGTTGACGCCGCAAAAACGCGTGCATGTCGAATTCGGCAGGCAGTAATGCGGCGCTGGAGTTTCGCGAAGTGCTCGCGAGCACGCGCCGCAGTGTCGCGACGTCGGCCGCCGACAGTTCGCCGATAAACTTGAGCACCACGACGGTCTGATCGCCCCGCGAGTCGCCGGCATCGACACCGATTTTCGCGACAGCCTGGGCGAGCACCACGCGATCGAGCAACGCGGCCCGAACATCATCACGCGTCGGATGTGACAGCACTGCACCGGCTTGACGATTCGCAACGGCCCACAGGCCCCGCTGATGGGCCGACAGGAGCGCCGCAGCGTTTGCGATGATTCGATCGGCATTCCGCAGTTCGCTATACACGCGATCCGCGTCACCCCCGTCAATCGCGGCCTGCCGCTCGTAGGCGCGCGTAGTGCCCTCCCCGATCACGTCGTCGCGCTCGTTCGCATTTCCCCAAGCGATCTTCTGGTCGAACGTCGCGACGCCGAGCGCGTTGCGAATGATGATGTGCGCGACGCGCAACTCGTCGCGCAGTTCGTTCACGATCGTTTTCATGCCGCCCATCCTCCGCGGAACGCGACCGACATTTGCGTCCACTTTTGGACTAATCCGATCATCGCGTCCATGAACGCACGGAAATAGGGTTCGATCGTTTGGCGCACCAGCGCCGATGGTGTAAGCGTTTGTTGCAGCGAAACGTGCATTTGACTTCCCCTTTCTCAACCCCTTGAACGGTTACGCCTTGAAAGTCGACCGGCGGCTGGATAGCTAGTCCAGCACCGGCGGGGTTGGGAACCGGCTGCCGTGTCGACAGGCGAATCATATTGCAAGATACATGCATATAGCAAGATGCTTGCAATTGCAGAGTTCATGCATATTGCATGAGCAAGGCACTTGAAGTACCGTTGCATCGGGTTGAATCAAAAGGGGTTTTCAATGAAGAACTGCGACCACTACCTCGATCTGGCGAAGATCAAGCGGGACTTGCCGTCCGACTATGCGCTGGCCAAGTTGCTTGGTGTAAGCCCGTCTGGCATCACAAACTATCGAAAGGGCCGCAGCCACTTCGACGATGCGACAGCGATCAAGATCGCTCACCTCTGCGAAATCGAACCAGCCGAAGTTCTCTTCGCGATGCAGGTTGAGCGCGCGAAAAGTGAAGAGGCGCGCGCCGTCTGGTCTGGGCTTCTGGAAAAATTTTCCAGGGGTTTTCGGTGGCTGGCGCTACCCGCTAACGCTTGCGGGGCCTTGGTCCCGCAGGTGTAACGCCAGCTAAAGTTAGCGATCCCTTTTTACCTTATGTCAAATATTGTACGTACGTAGACTGATCGCGACGATTCGGGCAATCAAAGCAGCCCTGTCCCTGACAATCACGCGTCCGGCAACAGCGTAGCAGGCCCAAAATCACCTCCTTCGACACGCCTGCCATGATCTGATGACATAGGAGCTCCGGCCGAATCTCGCCGCCCATTCGCGGAATTCCGCCCGAGGCGCCCCGATGCCGAGGTTTTCCGCGATCAGATTGGCAGCGTCCACAACGACCTGAGCCGCACGACGTGCAGCCGTAGGGCTATTGGTGAGAAAAAAACGGCAGCATGACTGCCTCGGACATTCCACTTAAAAATATCGAAAACCTGTCCGAACGAACGAGACCACCTCTCTTCGCCGAGCTGAACGACTGGCTCGGCGAGGAGGTTGTGACGTTCGACGATTACGAGATTCCGCCGGCGCCGGTTGCGGCGTAGCGCGCAGGCCAGTGCAACGCCGCGCATCCGGCCATCAATGGCGTTACGCGTGCGCAGCCGTGCGAACGCGCGAGCGTGCACGCGTTGTTGCCGGCGCGGGCACCGGCGCAGGTTCGGCCGGCGCAACGGTCAGGTGCAGCCCCAACGCGCCCACGACTTTCATGATCGTTGCGAATTCCGCGTTCCCACCTTCCGACAGCGCGCGATAGAGCGCTTTACGCTTCACGCCGGACTCGCGCGCGAGCGCTGTCATGCCGCGCGCTTTCGCGACGTTCCCGAGCGCGGCTTGAATCAGCCGCGGGTTTCCATCCTCGAACGCTTGCGCCAGGTAGTGACGAATCGTTTCCTCGTCCTTCAGGTACTTCGAGCCGTCGAACTCGGCCAGTTCGCTGATTTTCATACTCAATCCTCCAGTTCGCCAGCGATTTGCTTCGCTAGCTTGATGTCCTTCTTCTGCGTCGACTTGTCCCCGCCGCACAACACCACGACGATAATTTTTCCGCGCCGCACGAAATAGGCCCGATATCCCGGCCCCACATCAATCTTCATTTCGTTGACGCCGTCGCAGACTGCGCGCCACTGGCCGAGATTGCCAAGCCCGGGTAACAC